ATTATTGGCATTAGTTTTGCCTAGAAGTCATTCATTGGATACTTATAAGTGGCCGTTTCTGCATAAAATTTATTGCAAAGGGATATACAACTTAAGTCCAGCGTTTGCATCAAATATCGCTGTTGTTAAAGGAGGGGATCAGCAAAATATTGCTTGGAATCAAAGACTTTCAATAGTAGATATTAGAATAGATTTTGGAAGTTTATATAATAGTATAATGATAGATGAAAGTAATGACACGGACCCTGATAAGAGACCAACACTTTCAGGATATTTAAAAGCTCTCAAAGAAGGGGTGGATATGAAACCCTATCCATATAGTTCAGCACCTCCTGGAGCAAAGACGTCCCCAACATTATCTTCTGTACAGCACGCAAGAAATTTAGCACAACTGGAGCAAAAACAGAATCAATCAAAAGCTGTAAACCAGGAACCTGTAAATTTTGATTCAGATCCTCCGGAGAGAGCTCTCGCTGGAGATAATGCAGACCTAACTAGTCTTACAAGTGGGGAATTTTATGCTTAATGACATAGGATATTTTTCATAGACATTGTAATAAAGTATGCCATAAACAGATTTACGAGAGCTTGTGTTTGTTTACTAATTTTCTTATACTGGCTCTCGTATTTCAAATTTTTAATCATTTTAAGTACTAGAATATTAACTTGTTGTTTAAAATTCACCTGTTGATCTTTTCTAGTTGCCATTAAAGACCTTACATACTTAATATAACCCGCCCCACATATAGAATTAATATCTTTTAAATCTCGCACAAACAACTCTAAAATGGTTTTAATATCATCTGAATACTTTATATTGGTTGTTTCATTTGCGAGCATTGTGGCGAGAGATGCGCTAATCCTAGTCAATGTTCTGGCGTCATTCATTGCTTTTTTATCAACATTTTTATAGACGGTAATATTTTTAACTACCTGGTCTACAACTCTTGCGCTTCTTTCTAATTGCTGATATTGATATTCATTTTCTTCGCCTTCATAAGGTTCAACAATTGAAATTCCTTCCTTGTGTAAACGATAATAGGTTTCAGCAAATTTCTTTACGCTCTGTGATATTCTCGTTCTATATTCAGTAATAAATTTTGATATTCCAGTTCTATCTTGAGCTTTTATTTGACGACCCCATCTTTTATCCATTTCTTTTGAGAGATAAAAAATTGCCGCAGGGATTGATTTTTCTCTGGCAAATAAATGGGTTTTTGCTAAATTTTCAATAGCAGCTTTAAATATTTTTTCATTACAAAATTTAATTTGTTTATTGATAAGATTTGTATAATATCGAACTCCAACTAGAGCAAGCATGGAATTATACGCAATGACGTCTTTTTCTTTAAGGAAGACCCACATTATAAAAATATAGAACATCATTATTGGGTCTTTATGAAGAAGCCATGCTCTTTCAGGTCGACCTTCCCAAAATCGTTTAACAAAATCTTTTACATCTTTTTCGCTTAATTTACAAGTATTTAAAAATTCATAATAATATTTTTTAAGTTCAGGATAATAACATGGTTCAACTAGTCTCGATAATTCGCTAGAAGTAATTTTATGAACAGTTTTACGCAATTTTGGGAGATCAATTGAAGCTTTCTCTAAAAGTATTTCCATTTATTAATCTCCAGTAATAACTCTTACAGTTATATCTGACTCTGTGAAATAAATATATTCTGGAGCAAATTGTAATAGTTGCTCTTGAGTAAAATCATCAATATCAAAATCAAAGAATATACTAGTTTCAGGTTTTATCAACCTACAATTTAATACTCCATCAACCCCTTGAACAATCTCTATAATTTCTGATCTATACAACGTAATGTTTGGTCCGAACCTATCATCAAATGCTTCTAACAACGCATCCTTTACATCACGCATTATATCCGCTTCACTTATAGAAGAATCATTTGTTTTTATAATTTCTACTTCTATTTTAAGAGGGATTTCATATTGAGGATATATCCAACCAGTAGAGGAATAAAAATATTTCTTGTCCTTTGAATCTACATATATGACGTCATTAGTTGTTGGTTGAGAGTAAATCCATGTCACTGCAGTCGAATCATTAAGAACAGCAATTTCATCTTTGTGACTTGCTTCAATTCCAGTTTCTGGATGACCAATTAAATATCTATCTCCTGTAGAACCACTTCCAGGTAGTGAACAAACTCCAACATCAAGAACATCATCCTTAGTGACTTCGTTTAGTTGCATATTTCCTATAATGCCGGTGGTATTACATAATTTGATATTAACAAAGTCTGTAAGCATTCTATAATCAATAAGATCCATAGAAGAAATCATTTTTTGCATTACATCTAATTCAAATGATACTTTTTCGTCTGAAGATAATCCATTATAATATGATTCCTTAATTCCAGGAATATCATAAACAATAACTGAAGTCCCATCTGTTACAGTATTGGACAACATAAATTTACTCAAGTCTTGAGAAAATGTTGCAGCAACTGAATATTGAGAAATTAATTGCTGAAATGGCAAATTCGGATTGCTAACTGTGAATGTTATATTGAGCTCTCCAGTAGGAATATTCAGATAATCAGCAAAAGTATATGAAAATGTTCCTCCATTAACACCAGGCGTTGTTGTCATTGTATAGATAGTATCATTTTCAATAATTCTCATTTCACATGTACAGTCTGCAAAATCTACTTCTTCTGAAAAATAGGTCATCTCAAATACTCCGGTGGACCCCACTTTTTCAATGGTAACAGAATTTGCTAAGAAATGATAAATGTCTTGCTGATCATGTTCCCAACTTTGAACCAAAATAGGCGTAAGTTGGATTTCATCAATAATATAATTATATGTAGCAGATGAATTATATGGTTCAACTGTAATATCGAATATTGTTATATAATCAATATTTTGAAAAGTTATTGTTGTTCCCCTTGGAATTAATGTTGTTCCAACAGGCACAGAATAATATATATTTCTTGCAGGGATTAAAGAATCAAGAAATGACATTGTTACAAACAACTGGATCTCATTTACCTTTAAATCAGATCTTTTTAGAACTGGAAAACTTGTATTAGTTATTGGGGAATCCTCAACTACTACACTAGCATTTTTATAATCATCTTCAGATACTAATCTGTTCAAAGCAGTTAGACTTGATATAGCATTTGCTCTAACATCCTGCATAGTTTCTTCTTGAGAACCGCCGGACGAAGGTGATGGATTTGTCACTTCATAGCTAACGATAGTATTAACTCCACCTTGCTCTGAATATATTCTTCCTCCTGTTTGAATGGACCCGGAAATTACATTTCCATCTTCACCTTCGGTTTCTTCAATGGTTACAATTACTGTGGATCCTGCTTCTGGTTGTATTCCAATAAGACCGTTTCCAAAATATAAGGTTCTTCCAGAAACACTTTTTCTTACAACGTAACCGTAGTCAGTAGATGACATTAAATATAAACTACTAAATTCTGTATATAACTGTCCTGACGAGCTTGGAGAGTCATTAGGACCCCTTACATAAACTGTCATACCCGATACTTGACCAGATATAGGAACTTCTATATTTGTAAACTGAAAGATTTGAAGATCTTCATCAATTTGAAATTCTTGTTCATTGATTTTATATTGTCTCACAGGAAGGGCAAATTTGAATTCCATATTTGCAGTAGTGTCTATTATAACAGGTACATTATACACTCTTCCATCTCTAGTCATGGACACTGTAGCTGAATTATTATTTGTTACTGTAACATCTGTTTGATAATAAGTAAGAAAATTAATTCCATCGCTACTTGTAAACGTAAATTCATCAGGAATAGTAAACTCAGTATTTGCTTCCTCAAATCCAAGAGGTACAGTCATCAGCAGATTGGTAGTTGAATAGGTCGCTTCGCTAGGGGTATATCCAAGGAAGGCACTAAGATTGTAAACGCTCCCAGGAAGCTGTGCTTGAGTCAAAAAGAACTCTTTATATATACTGCTTTGATAGAAAAGGATATTAGCAGTAAGAGTTGACATTATATCAACAATATAGCTTAGAAATGAGGTCTTTGTTAAATCAACTCCTTCTAGCTCCATATACTGTTGCATATACTCAGTCAATTGTGATCTAATATCATCCCTTGCAAGGTATAATTCTTTAGAAAGAGATCTATCAGGAATATGTCCTTGACCTGGATTATCAGTTTGTGCCATTATTAATCTTCCTTATGTTGAGTAAAATCCACTATTTGGATCCCACATATTTCTTAATCTTCCTTTCAGTGTTTCGTCCTTTTCCATAAGTTTTGCTAGAGCTATTGCATCATCAAGCGGATGAATCTTTTTATCATAGTCAAAGAATACAAATACATCCTCGGTTTGATTTTCTACTGCTGCAGTTTTTTCACTTTGAAAAACTTGAATTTTTAATTTCCAAAATCTATACTCTGTATTTGGATGAACTTCAATACCTCCTACAACAAAAGTAGGATATGTATTATCATTTGGATTCAAAAATTGTTGTTCCAATTTTACAATATCTCCAGGATATGGTGTTATTCCATAAGAAGATGGAAATACAATTGATGATTCCTGTTCTTTATTATAACCAGTTTCAGATCCATCAAATGCAGTAGTAATTTCATCTGGAAAATATATAGGAAGCAACAAATATTTATCCCACTTCATTCCTGAAAGATCACCAGTTCTTTCGTATGCACCACCAAACATATGTTCGTCATCCCATATAGTTTCGTCTTTATTAATATTCCAATATGTTGTTAGAAATGCAACGTGATGCTTAGAATAGAAATTATAAAGAAGATTCTGGTAGTCATGAATGTAACTGTATAGTCGTGACCAATTTTGCACTTTCATCCTCCTTAAATAAAAAACTATTCATATCGTTTATTATTTGTTCTTTTGAAGGGATTCTGTCAATATATCTTATAAATTTCCATCCAATATTTTCAAGAATAGTTTGTCTATTATTGTCTTTTTCTTTATCCTGGTGCCAATATGATCCATCATATTCTATTGCAATCTTAAGTTGAGGGATGGCAATATCAATGATAAAATTATGTTCCATTATTGGAAATTCAAGAACTGCGGTTGATATAATTTCTCTAATAATTTTATATAACTCAACTTGAGGTTTTGATGGACTTTTATTAAATGAAGCCACATAGGAAGCACCGCCATTTAGCATCCATATTCTTTGTTTTTTGTGACCTTCTTTATTTTTCTTAGAATTTTTTCTCCCACTTAAATATCTCTCTCTTACTTCTGGATCTTTCCATGCTTTAATCATAGAAAGTCTTCTAGATTCTTTTACCTCTGGTTTATTTAAAGCTCTTTTGAGATTCTCAACTTGAGAAGGATTTTTATAAAGATTTTTTAAATGTTCTGCTACGTTAGGTCTCTTTTTCCCAAGTTTTGAATGACTTTTACAACAGTATTGATTATATCCAGATCTAAGATTTACAAACTTTGTATTTTTATTACATCCTTCTAAATTGCATATTCCTTCGTTTGGTTTTTTAAGAAATTTATCATAATATTCTTTAATAGAAAGATTGCATTTTCTTAGATGAATGGACAACCCTTTCAGACTCGAACATTCAGCTCCACATTTTTTACAATTCACATGAAGTCCTTATTTTATAAATTTCTTCATTTTTAATGACTTGTTTGCCATCATGCTTTTTACTTTAGACATCTGTTTTAGAGATGCCATTTTCAAAACCTGTTCTTTTACTCCATCAGTCAGTACGAATATAAGTTTCCCTTTTAATAAAAATATTTTTGCATCTCCGCCACTATACTCAGGAGAAAAAGATAGGTCAAAATCTGATTTTAACCACTTTCCTTTTTTTGGGATAGTTACTTTATATGTCCACCCTTTTGAAACAGGTTTTAGTTTTATTGGGGTTGACTCTACAATCTCGAAGTTTTCATCCTGAGAAAGTTCTGCAATTACAGGTTCCATCCATTCAATACCTGCCGAAACAAATTGATGTGCTGCCCAAGTATTCTGCATTCCGTCAAGCTCACCAAGAATTATAAGACCTATAAATTTATCTTCTAAAGGGATGAAATACATTTGGGTATTTCCAGCATGTTTCTTTGTGAAAAATCCTTTATAAGTTTTCATTATACAGTATGTTAATTTATTCATTTCTATAGATCCCTATAAAACAGTAAAGGTACTTTCTTTAATAGTTGTTTTGAAATCACCAGTTTGTCCTTTATATGATACTTTTATATCTACAACAAATCCTTTTTGATTTGGAAGAAAAGTAACCTCCATACTAAGGATTCGAGCTCTATCATCATATGCCATTAGGGCATTCTGGGTTTCTCTTTTAATAGCATCAATTGTAGAATCATCAGCTGGTTCAAAAACCAGTTTATATAAGTCACTGCCATATTCAGGATCGAATGTATAACTTCGTTTTGGAGTCAATAGAAGAGTATTCCAAGATTTTAAAATTACATATAAGTCTTGGACTTTAGAGAAGTCTCCAGTTGAGGAAATAGTAGGCGTAAAGTCTACAATTCGTCCACTTCCGCCTACTACTTTGGTTTGAAATTTATCAAGAAGATTTGCCATTATCCACCCTCTGTCTTTTCTTTAATCAACTTCTGTTTTTCTTCCTCAAGATCACTCTTCCATTTTAAATAATCATAGAATCGTTGAACAGGCATAGACATAGTTTCAGGATAACTTTGTCCACTCAATTCCATACAAGAAAAGATGCTGGTTGACAAATCCTTTCTATATTCATCAACAGAACTATCCTGCATATAATGAGCGAAAGAAGTTGGCGACAATATCAATGTCTACCACCTCCTCATTTCCACAATGATTACAGAATACTTGCATTTTTAGCTCTACTCCATACTTACCAAAATTCTCAAGATACTGTTCATTGATAATTCTTTTGTCTCTTGAAGGAAGGGACATAAAAGCATCAATAATATCATGACGATCTACGAACACTTTCGGTTTTGTTTGCTCTGGGATATCCTGCTCAAACTTTTCAATTAGCAAAGTTTCTGTAATTGTTTCTACAGTAGTACCCGGTCTAGAAGATAAACTTTCAATTGCCTTTTGTTCCTCTTCAAGGGTTGGTTGCTTGATTATTGCAGTAACCCCTTTAGAAACAGGCAATGGAACCTTAACTTTTTTATTGAGGATATTCTTCTCAGGATAAGGAACCATATTAAAAGTTTTTGATGCAGCAATTGTGACAGGATATTCTTTTCCGCATGAGGAACATGTAATATCATAATTCCTTATTTCTTCATAGGTAATGTGATATAAACCATATAGAAGAGCATCTCTATCTTTAAGAGTAACAGCTTTCAAAAAGCTATTGAAATCTTTTACCGCAGCAGGTTTCTTAACAATAGCATCAAATAAGCATTTGT